TCCCCGGCTGGTGGACCGGCCGATGAACGCCAGCCTGGTGTCCGAGATGGTGGCCGCCACCGCCGAGGCCCTGAACCGCTGGGAGCCGCGCCTCCGGCTGGAGCAGGTCAAGATAGAGAACGTCTCAGCCGCCGGCCAGATCGAGCTCAGCCTGGTTGGCTACTATCTGATCAACGGCCAGCGGGTCGCCATTGAGGGCCTGGTGATCTGATGGCCACGATCGACTTCAGCTCCATCCCCGCGCCGGAGATCATCGAGCCGCTCGACTTCGAGTCGATCCTCGCTGAGATGATCGCCGATCTGCAGGATCGCGACCCGTCCTACACCGAGATCCTCGAATCGGATCCGGGCGTGAAGATCCTCGAAGTGGCCGCGGCCCGCGAGCTGATCCTCCGTCAGCGCGTGAACGACGCCCTGCAGGCGACGCTGCTGCGCTACGCCGGCGGCGGCGACCTCGACAACCTGGCGGCCTTCTACGCCGTCACCCGCCTCACCGGTGAGACGGATGCTGCTCTGCGCGTGCGCGTGATCGAGCGCATCATGGGCAGCAGCACCGCCGGTGGCGCCGCCTGGTATCGCTACCAGGCGCTGACCGCGAGCGAGCTGGTCAAGGATGCAGCGGTCTCCAGCCCGGCCCCAGGTGAGGTGCTGATCAATGTTCTTTCGGCCCAGGGTGACGGCACCGCCAGCTCGGCGCTGCTGGATGTCGTGGACGACGCGCTGCAAAGCGACGACGTGCGCGTGATCACCGATGTGGTCACCGTTGCTGGGGCGACGATCACGACCGTGCCTGTGACCGCTCAGGTCTACCTCTACCCCGACACTCCGATCGAGGTGTTCAACGGCCTGCAGGCCAGCCTCACCGCCGCCTTCGCCGCATCCTCCGGCCTCGGCTGGGACGTCACCCGCTCCTGGCTGATCGCCCAACTGCACCCAGCTGGCGTGCAACGAGTGGTCTTGACTGCCCCGGCGGCTGATGTAGTCTGCGGCCCCAGTCAGGCGCCGGCATTGGGCGCGATCACGCTCACTATGGCTGGGCGTGACCGATGACCGTCAGCCGCTACGACCTACTGCCACCTAACGCCACGGATCTGGAGCGCGACTTCAGCCGGGCGACCTCCAGCCTGGTGCGCACCGGCCCGCCAGTGCCCATCATTCGCACCGCCAAGCGCACCAACATCCCCGACTCGGTGGTGCCGTGGCTGATCTATGAATACGGCCTCGGCGAGATCCTGCCCTACCTGGGCAACAATCAGCGCCTGGCCATTGCCGAGGGTGTGCTGTGGCAGCGCATCCGTGGCACGCCTGAATCCGTCCGCGTTGCGCTGAGCTGGATCGGCGTCACCGGTCTGATCGAGGAATCCGAGGGCGGCTCCTACCGCTGGGCCGAATACCAGCTGGGTCTGTCCGAGGCCACCACTGGCGACGCGATCATCGACAACATCGTCGGGATCGCCGGCATCAGCTCCCCGGTCCGCAGCAGGCTGCAGCGGATCTATGCGATCTATGACATCCGTCAGCTGGTCTGGGATCAGGGCCTGCTCGATGACGGAATGTGGGACGACCACAGCGGTGTGCGGCCCAACCTTGACTGGCCGCAGATCAGCTACGGCCAGATCCACGCCAGCTTGGTGGTTGAGAACACAACAGTCGCCAGCACGCACACGGATGTGATCGGCATCCTGGTGCAGCTGATCGACCACTTCCGGCTCGATCACAGCGTCTGGGATGAAGACCGCGATGTGATCAACCATCCCGGCCTGCTCACCAACCAAGAAGGCGTGAGCGGCGCCTACCTGTATCAGACCTGGAGCGCGTTCAGCTGGCAAGCCACAACAACCTGGCTCACGACCAACGTCGTGGCGACAAGCACTGTGACAACCCAGACCGCGTAGCATGAGGGGCGACTAAGGGGCGAGCATGGCGGCAGTCCTGACTACCAGCGGGCGCATCGCCATCGCGACGGCGATCAAGGCGCGCACCGCTCACCTGGCATGGGGCAGCGGCGACGCAGCCTGGGGCAATACCCCACCTGTGCCTCCTGGCAACGCCACGGCCTTGCTGGCGGAGATTGCGCGGCGCAAGGTCAATCAGGTCGACTTCTGCACGCCCGATGCAGCCGGCGCGATCAGCGTGCCCGAGGGCAAGTTCAGCATCAGCGCGACGCCGACCAACAACCTCTACTTCAAGTTCCACTTCGAGTTCGCTGATGCAGTGGGCTCCACGATCCGCGAGCAGGCGATCTTTCTCGACACCGTGGCCGCGGCCGGCGTCCCCTCCGGCCAGCTCTACCTGCTGCCCGCTGAAGTGGCGCAGCCTGGCACCCTGCTGGTGATCGAGCGGCGGGCGCCGATCATCCGCGAGATCACAACCCGTCAGCTGTTCGAGTTCGTGGTGACTTTCTGATGACGCTCGCCGGCTACTACAACCGCTTCGATGCGGCTGATCGCTACGACGAGATCCTGTTCCGAGCGGGCAAGCACTCGCAGAGTGCTGAGCTTAACGAGGTGCAGTCGACCCTGATCGACCGCCTGAAGCGCATCGCTGATGCGGTGTTCAAGGACGGCGCGGTGATCAGCGGCACGCCGCCGACGATCAGCGGCACGACCATCAACTGCCCGCTCAGCCTGATCTACTTGCGCGGTGCGGTGCGTGAGATTCCAGCGCGCACCTTCACGATTCCGGCAACCGGCCTGGTGCGCGTTGGCGTCTACCTCCTTGAGGAGGAGATCACGGAGGTGCAGGATCCCGACCTGCGCAATCCGGCAGTCGGCACCCGTGGCTACACCGAGCCGGGCGCCGGCCGCCTGCGCGTCACCCCCACTTGGGGCCGCGAGGGCGACGGCAGCACCGGCGTCTTCTACCCCGTCTGGACCGTCATCGATGGCGCCCTGCTTAGCCAGGCGGGCGCCAACACCGGCGATGCGTTCAGCGAAGCGCTGGCCCGCTACGACCGCGAAAGCAACGGTTCCTACATCGTCACCGGCCTGAGCGTCACAGCACTGGGCCTGGCGGCCGGAGTCAATGCCTTCTCCGTCAAGGACGGCACTGGCAACATCTACGGCTACAAGATCGACAAGCTGGCCGCGACCCGGCTGAACTACACCGAGGACCCCGACCTGGAGACGGTCACCTCGGAGCCCGACACCTTCACGGGAACGACCGGCGGCAGCGCCACGATCTCGATGAACCGCTACCCCCTGGAGAGCATCCTGGGCGTGGTGATCACCCGCGAGAAGACCGTCACGATCACGCGCGGCGGCACGAGCGGCGGGCAGGACACGCTGCCTGATGTGTCGGTGCTGAGCATCCAAAGCGTCACGCAAGGCGGCACCACCTATCACACGCCGCAGGACTACTTCCTGAACGGCGACAAGGTGGATTGGAGCCCTGGCGGTGGCGGCACAGAACCCGCTCCTGGCTCCACCTACACCGTCACCTACCGCTACCTCGGCAGCGTCACCCCCACCGCCGTGGATCTGCAGGCAGGCACCTTCACTGTGACCGGCGCCGTCAATGGCACCCTGGTGCTCTCCGACTACCGCTGGAAGGTGCCGCGCTACGACCGGCTGTGCATCGACCGCGAGGGCAACTTCTCCCGGATCAAGGGCATCAGCAGCCGGTTCAACCCGCTGCCCCCTGCTATTCCCGCCAACCTGCTGAACCTGGCGACGATCGAACAGCGCTGGGGCCTGACGCCAAACGTCATCAACGACGGCATCCGGGCGATTCCTTTCGACCAGCTGGAGCGGATGCGCACGCTGATCGTTGACCTCTACGACCTGGTGGCCCTTGAGCGACTGAAGACAGACATCAGCTCGCGCGAGCCCAGCAGCAAGCGCGGCATCTTCGTTGATCCGTTCCTCGACGACGACATGCGCGACCAGGGCCTGGCCCAGACTGCCGCCATCGTCGATGGCACACTGCAGCTGCCCATCGCGCCCACGGTCTACCGCGCGCCGGACAACAACGCGCAGGACTGGATGCTCCCCTACACCGAGGAGATCATCCTGGAGCAGACGCGCCAGACCGGCTCCAGCCCGATCAACCCCTACCAGGCTTTCGATCCGATCCCGGCCGCGATCACACTGACGCCTGCAGTGGATCGCTTCGTGCAGATCGACACGATCTGGACCTCGCCAGCGACGCAGCAGATCCGCACCTTCATGGGTTCGACGGGTCGCTACTCCGAGGCCACGACCGTCACCACTCGCACGGAGCTGCTGAGCGAAACCGAGCGACCGGCGGAGTTCCTGCGCCAGATTCAGATCAACTTCAGCCTGGAGGGCTTTGACCCGGGTGAGACCCTCACCGAGGTCAAGTTCGACGGGATCGTCGTTACCCCCGCCTGATAGCCAGCCATGCCCCTTACCGCCAACGGCTCCGGCCAGATCACGGGGTCATTCACGATCCCGGCAAACGTGCCCACCGGTACGAAGCGCGTCACGTTCCTGGGCAACCAGGGCAGCTTCGGCGCTGCGCGTTTCATCGGCTCCGGCACGATCCTCACGCGCACGCAGCGCCAGCTCACCACGATCGAGACGCGGTTCTGGGATCCGCTCGCTCAGACCTTCCGCCTCGATGAAGGCCGCCACGTCACCGGCGTGGACTTCAAGTTCACCGCCAAGGGCAGCAGCAGCAACAAGGTCTACCTGGAGATCCGCGAGACCGAGCTGGGCCTGCCCAACGCCACCACCCTGGCCGAGGGCGTGCTGCAGGGCAGCGCGATCACAGTGGGCGCATGGAACAAGATCAGCCTGACCCGGCCGGTCTACCTGGAGCCGGGCGTGGAATACGCCATGGTGCTCCTGACCGATGACGCCACCCATGCGGTGGGCCTGGCGGAGCTTGGCAAGTACGACTCGGCGGCTCAGCAGTTCGTCACCAGCCAGCCGTACACGATCGGCACGATGCTGAAGAGCTCCAACGCCAGCACCTGGACGCCGGTGCAGGAGTCAGACCTCACCTTCCGCATGTACGGCGCGCTGTTCACCAGCACCACTCGCACGGTGAACCTGGGCCAGATCCGCGGCGCAACGGTGAGCAGCCTGACCCGCTCGGGCAGCACCGCGACGCTGACGACCAGCACGCCGCACGGCTTCACCACCGGCCAAAAGGTGGTGATCAGCGGCGCGACGCAGGCCGACTACAACGGCGCCGTCACGGTCACCGTGACGGGCCCGACCACGTTCACCTACACGGTGGCCAACAGTCCCGCGACGCCGGCCACAGGGACCATCCTGCTCAGCGCTGGTGATGTGACCGATCTGGTCGCGCTCGCTGGCGTCGAGCGCGTGAGCAGCGCCACCGATGCTGAGTTCGTCTTCACCAAGCCTGACGGCTCGCAGATCCGCGGCGCGGACAACGCGCGCATCCAGTTGGCTGAGGACCTGAATGTCCCGCTTACCCTTTCAGCGGTGCTGCGCGGCACAACGAAACAGAGCCCCTATCTGTTCGCCGGCAGCCAAGCCATCTACGGCAACCTGGGCGAGACCGGCACCTACATCAGCCGGGCAGTGCCATGCGCCGCCAACGCGAAGGTCTCCTGCACCTTTGAGTCGCTGCTACCTGGCGCATCGAGCGTCACGGTGGAGTTTCAGAAGAGCGACGGCACTTGGCAGGCCGTCCCGCTCACCAGTAGCTCGTCGGTTGGCGATGGCTGGACTGAACAGATCCACACCGTCGCCAGCTTCACCGCCGGTGGCACGACCACGCGCGTGCGCCTCACGTCCACCGGCTCTGCCGCGGCCCGCCCGCAGCTTCGTCAACTCCGTCTCGTGGTGATCTGATCCCATGCCCATCGACGACCGCACAACGAACCGCAACTACAAGCTGCCCAACGCCGGCAACTTCCTGGCCGACGATGTGCAGCGTCTGCGCGATGCGCTGGCCGCAATCGACGCGGACGTGTTCGCGCGCTACACCAAGACGGAAACCGATCAGAAGCTGGCGGACCTGATCAACGGAGCTCCTGGCGCACTTGACACGCTGAACGAGTTGGCGGCCGCGATGGGGAACGACCCCAACTTTGCGGCGACGATCACCAACGCGCTTGCAGGCAAGCCTGGCTTCGCCGACGTGTGGACCCGCACGCAGGCGGACGCGCGCTACGTGCAGGGCATCACGCAGACCGAGAACACATTCACCGGCACTGGCACGCAGACAACCTTTGCACTGAGCCAGACGCCTCCCACCAGAGAATCGCTGCTGGTCACGGTCGACGGCGTTGTGCAGCCCGTCAGCGCCTACACGCTAAGTGGCTCGGCGCTGATCCTGAGCGAAGCACCTGTGAGCGGCGCATCCATTCGCGTGCTGATGCTCGGCGTCGCCGGGCCAGTGCAGAGCGCAGCAACGCTGAACTTCTCGCAGGCAGGCACTGGCGCGGTCACGCGGACGGTGGAGAGCAAACTGCGGGATGTGGTGAGCGTTAAGGATTTTGGCGCCGTGGGTGATGGAACGACGGACGACTCGGCAGCAATTCAAGCGGCCATTGACGCCGCCTCAAAAGGCGTTCTGTATTTTCCACCAGGGAATTACAAGATCACTTCGATGATCACGATCACCAAGAATGGCCAAAATGACAGCACGCAAAGCTGCTTAGAGATTCAAGCGACTGGCGCCAAGTTGGTTTCAACCGTCGCTCCGGCCCTGCGGATCACGCAGACCAAGCGGCTTTCGATCATTGGCCTGCAGGTCGATGCGCCGGTTGATCCGTCCAATGCTTCGGTCTACGTCACCGGGATGTGGAGCAGCACCTGGAAAGAGTGCGCTTTTGGCGACGTGGCCTTCACGACAGCTGCAGGCCTTGAGTCTTTTGACCAGGTATATTGGTGCAAGTTTGAGAAGTGCCAGTTCCGCCAAGTCATCATCAACACTGGAACGGCTGCCGCCCGCTACGAGTTTAATAGCAATACGTTTGAGGCCTGCCGCATTTGGAGCGGCGAATACGGAATTAAGAAGTACGGCAGCCACACTATCGAGGATGTTGTATTTGTTAATTGCGACATCAGTTATCAAACTGCTGGCATCCTATACATCGACGAAGCGTGCAGCGGAACGCTTCAGTTTGTCGGAGGTTACTTCGACAGTGTTGCTGGCTTCCCGATCGATCTCAAGGGGTTAACTGTCGATTTCGTCGGGCGCGCTTGGAATCCCAATGACGCCAATGTTTCCGCGTTCCGGATTGCGGACGGCTCAAGAACAGAGTCAAAAGGGCTTGGTGGTGTTCGGTCGGGCAGCCGCTACCCAGTGAGCAGCTACAACCTGATCATCAACGGGGATTTGCGGGCTGGTACTACCGGCGTCGCCACAAGCAACGCAAGTCTTGCGATGCAGAGTGGCGCAGGTGTGTTTGGGCGCTACGTGAAGATCACAAGCAGCACTGCATTTGGAACAGCGACTTTTGTACCCATTGCGTTGCCGTTTGATGGCACCTATACGCTTACGGTTATTGGTCGGGTCAATAGTGGAGCCACCTATAGCAACATTGCAAATGGTATTTTTAATGCAATTAACCTAGACAGTACTTGGACTGTTGATAGCTTTACATTCAACGGAACCCAAGGAGCGCAGCCTACGTTTTCGATCCAGAACGGCGCAAGCGGTTCGTTCGACATTGACATCGCCTACGTTGGCTTGACGTTTGGCGGCATCGGCCAGCTCTATGCTCCGATTCACCCGACTGCAGATAGGTTCACGTATCCCTATGCGCCAGCGGCGCTGTCCGGCGGCAAGACGACCTCAAATCAAGCCGCAAGCATTGCCACGGTCGTAGTAAGCGACCAGACCTCTGTGTCGTTCATGGTTCGAGCGATGTTCGTAGATTCCAGTTATCCGCAATACAACGCGACATGCGTGTACATGTTCAGCGGTATGACCCCTAGTACGCGCCCAACGGTTGCCTCACTGACGCAGCTTCAGGCGCACGCCAGCGGCTTGGACATTACGGCCGTTCCCGTCATTACTTCCTCCGTTTCTGGCACAACTATTACACTTACCGCATCAGTAAGCCCTACAACTTCTGGCGAAACGTTTGTATCTTATGAAATCACCAACATTTTTAATCCCGCAGGGAACACCATAACCCTTCTCTGATTTCAGGATTACTCTCATGGCACTTACAGCCTGCGCCAGGCTTGCGAGCACTTGAAGCTCTGCCCGAGTTCGCAGGCGCCACCGACTGCTGATCACTGCTCTTTTGCTTCCTGACCGATGCCACTTCAAAGGATCCCCGGCGCCATGGTGTCGGACTCGACAATCACCGGAACCGATGTCCAGGACGGCAGCCTCACTGGTGCTGACGTTCAGGACAGCAGCATCGCCAGCGCTGACGTGCAGGACGCATCGCTCACTGGAGCAGATGTCCAGGACGGCGGCCTTGGTCGCGCAGATGTTGGCGAATCGCTGATCCGCCTCAGTGCTGCGCAGGCGACGCAAAGCGGCACCTTCAAGGACTTCACCGGCATCCCCTCCTGGGCCCGGCGGGTGGTGCTCCTGCTCTACGGGGTCTCGACCACCGGTGCGAGTGACCTGCTGATCCAGCTGGGGGGCGGCACGACTCCGGTCACCAGCGGCTACATCAACGGCCAATCCGTCTTCGCCTGGGGCAGCGGCGTGCTCAGCAGCACCTCCACCGCCGGCATCCCGATCTACAACAACGCCGCCACCTACATCTGGTCTGGCCGCGTCGTGATGGAGCTCCTGGAGCCCGGCCTCAACAACTGGGTCGTCACAGCCACGCTCAACAACACCACGACCTCGCCCTCGATGGTGGTCTCGAGCGGCATCGCTGCGCTCGGCGCCAACGTGCTCGGCATGGTGCGGCTCACCACCGCCTCCGGCACCCCCACGCTCGACGCCGGTTACGCCTCAATCAGCTGGGAGTGACCCAGGCGCGGCGCCTAGAATCAACCCGACAGGAGGACTCTCCACATGCCTACGACCTTCCTCCACGGTGTGGAGGTCCTGCAGATCGACACTGGCGTGCGGCCAATCCAGACCGTGCGATCCAGCGTGATCGGCCTGATCGGCACCGCCCCTGACGCTGACGCCACCGCGTTCCCGCTCAACACCCCGGTGATGGTCACCACTCGCAGCGAGTGGGCAAGCATCGGCACTACCGGCACGCTGCCCTCGGCGCTCGATCTGATCTACGACCAGGCCGGCGCTGTCGTCGTCGTCGTGCGCGTCACCGAAGGCGCAAGCGAAGAGGCGACGATGACCAACATCGTCGGCGGCGTGAACGCTGGCACCGGCGCCTACGAAGGCGTCTACGACTTCCTCGCCGCAGAGAACGCTGTCGGCTTTGCGCCGCGCATCCTGCTGGCCCCTGGCTTTACCCATCAGCGTCACAGCAACGGCATCCTCTCGATCGCCGTCACCACCCAGGGCACTGGTTACACCACCGCTCCGGCCGTCACCATCTCGGCCCCGGCCGCTGGTGGCACACAGGCCACAGCCGTCGCGGTGCTTGGCACCGGCGTCAACGCAGGCAAGGTGGTGAGCATCACCATCACCAACCCTGGCCAGGGTTACACCAGCAACCCCACCGTCACGATCGCTGCGCCGACCTCCGGCACGCAGGCCGTGGCGGGCACCGTCAACCGCGGCACCGTCCGCAACCGGGTGCTGGCGGAACTGGTCGGCATCGCCCAGCGCCTGCGCGCGGTGATCATCGCTGACGGCCCCAACACCACCGACGAGGCCGCGATCCAGATCAAGGAAGACTTCGGCAGCGATCGCATCTACGTGGTCGATCCCTGGGTGCTGGTCGATGGCGTCAGCGTTCCCTCCAGTTCCGCCGTCGCCGGCCTGATCAACAAGGTCGACAACGAGAAGGGCTTTTGGTGGTCGCCCTCCAACAACGAGATCAACGGCATCGCCGGCACCAGCCGGGCCGTCGACTTCGCCCTGGGCGACTACACCAGCCGGGCCAACCTGCTCAACGAGCAGAAGATCGCCACGATCATCCGCGAGGACGGCTTCCGCCTCTGGGGCAACCGCACCCTGGCGAGCGATCCGCTCTACGCCTTCCTCTCTGTACGGCGCACCGCCGACATGGTGAACGAGTCGATCCTTCGCGGCCACCTCTGGGCCGTCGATCGCTGCATCACCGCCACCTACCTGGAGGAGGTGCAGGAAAGCGTCCGCTCCTACCTGCGCGACCTCAAGGCCCGGGGCGCCATCCTCGGCGGCGATGTCTGGGTTGACCCTGAGCTCAACACCCCGACCGCCATTGCCAGCGGCAACGTGACCTTCGACTTCGAGTTCACGCCGCCCTATCCGGCCGAGCGCGTGACCTTCCGGTCGCACCTCGTCAACAGCTACGTCGTCGACCTGTTCCGCTGAGGACCTGACCCATGGCACAAATCCCCCGCATCCTGAAGAACTTCAGCCTGTTCGTTGACGGCCGCGGCCTCGCTGGCACCGTCTCGACGCTGACTCTGCCCACCCTCACCACCAAGATGGAGGAGTTCCGCGGCGGCGGCATGGACGCCCCCGTGGAGATCGACATGGGCATGGAGAAGCTGGAGACCGGCTTCGAGCTGTTCGAGTACGACCCGAACATGCTGGCCCTGTTCGGCCTGGCCGATGGCGCCTCCACCCAGCTGACCGCTCGCGGCGCTCTGCGCCGTGATGGTGAGGCTGCTGTGGCGATGGTGGTGAACATGACCGGCGTGATCAAGGAGCTGGATCCAGGCGACTGGGCCAGCGGTGATCAGACCAAGGCGAAGTTCAGCGTGGCCCTGCGCTACCTGAAGATCACCGTGGGCGGCCGCGAGCTGGTCGAAATCGACAAGGTGAACATGATCCGCAAGATCAACGGCGTCGATCAGCTTGAATCGATCCGCACCGCAATCGGGGTCTGATCTGAATGGCTGGCAAGAACCTGCATCCAAACACCGCGAAGATCGAGCTCAACTTCCCGATCACCATCGCTGGAGTTGAGACCGGCCACCTCATCCTGCGCCGCCCCAAGCTGCGCGATGACCTTGCGGCCAGCAAGGCCGGTGGCAGCGAAGAGGATCAGTCGATCTTCCTCGTGGCCAACCTCTGCGAGATCACGCAGGAGGAACTGCTGGAGCTGGATGCGTCCGACTGGACCAAGGTTCAGGAAGCAGTCGCGGGTTTCAGGCAGGCCAAGCAACAGAAGACCAGCTGAGGCAGGCGATCATCGTCCTGTCCAAGCTGACCGGGTGGAGCTTGGCCGAAGTGCTGGAGATGGAGACCGACGACTTCTGGGCCTGGTTCCGCCAGGCTCAGTTCGTCGAGACTGAGATCAACAAGCAGGTGGCAGGGAAATGATCGGCGGCGGCCCTCAGAAGATCACGGTTGAGATCGGCGGCAAGATCGCCGCCAGCCTGAGCCGGTCGATCAAGGCGGCGCAGATCCAGGTGTCGTCGTTCGGGCGGAACGTCACCCGCACGATGAACGATGCGGCGACCGCCGGGAAGAAGGGCTTCAAGGGGATCCTGAGCAACGACCTCTGGCAGGGCGCTGCTGTTGGCGCTGCTGGCATCGGCGTCGCGCTGGCAGGCAGCGTGCGCGTGGCGGCCGACTTCGAGAAGGTGCTGACGGAGATCGGCAAGACCGCCAACGTGAGCAGTGATGGCCTGAAGGGCATCAGCCGCGAGGTGCTGGCGCTGTCGGCCCGGAACCGCACCAACCTCGGCCCGGCGGTGCTGGCTGCCGGCATCCAGGATCTGGTGGCCCAGGGCCTCGAGCTGAAGGATGCGGTGGCGTCGATCGAGTCGCTCGGCCGCGTGGCGACCGCCACCAACTCCGATCTGCTGGATGTCACGAAGACCGGCTTCCAGCTGCAGAACGCGCTGAAGATCCGGCCCACCGAACTCAAGGCGACGTTCGATGCGCTGGCCTTCGCCGGCAAGCAGGGCGCCTTCGAGCTGAAGGACATGGCGCAGTTCATGCCGACGATCGCCGCCGCCGCTGGCACGCTCGGCATCCAGGGCAAGCAGGGCGCAATTGCCCTGGCGAGCATGATGCAGATGGTGCGCAAGGACGCGCCAGACGCCGGCCAGGCAGCGACGCGGATGACCGACGCGATGCTGAAGATGACCGCGCCGGATGCGGTGAAGAACTTCAAGAAGTTCGGCGTCAACATCCAGCAGGTGCTCAAGAACGCCAAGGCGAAGGGCATCAACCCGATGGAGGCTGCGCTCGCCGAGCTGCAGCGGGTGACCGGCGGCGACGTGTTCAAGCTCAGCCAGATCTTCGGCGACAAGGAGGCCAAGCTGGGCCTGATGTCGCTGATGAAGTACCGCAAGGAGTACGAGAAGCTCAAGGCCGATGCCGGCGGCCAAGCCGCGGCGGGCACCGTCGACAAGGACTACGAGCGCCAGATCAAGACCTTCAGCGGCACGCTGGCCAGCTTCCAGAACGTGAGCCAGCGGCTCGGCATCACGCTGGGCAATGCCCTGCTGCCGCCGCTGACCGCCATCGCGGAAGCGCTGACGCCAGTGGCGGAAGGGATCGCCGCGTTTGCGCAGGCGAACCCCGGCCTGATGACGGGCATCGTGGCGGTGACTGGCGCGCTGGCTGGCATGGTGATCGCCCTGCCGGTGATCGCTGGAGTGGTCTCCGCCATCGGCACGATCAAGACCGCCTTGGTGGCGGCAAACATCGGCGGGCTGATCGCCGGCTGGCTGCCGGCACTGCTTCCCCTTTTGCCTGTGATCGTGGGCATTGGCCTGGCCATCGCCGTGGTGGTGAAGTTCTGGCCGCAGATCAGCGGCGCGGCCACCGCCGCCTGGGCTGGCGTGCAAGCCGCCTGGGGCAGCTTCAGCTCCTGGATCGGCGGCGTCTTCAACCAGGCCCTGGGCGTCATCCGCCGCTGGGGTCCGATGGTGCTGGGCGTGATGGCGAACCTGCCAGGCACGATCGTCGGCATGTTTGCTCGCAGCCAGATCGGCCAGCGGATCATCACCTCGATCATCGACGGCCTCAAGGCGAAGGCCGCCGGCTTGTTCGGCTGGGTCACTGGCGCCTGGGCCAAGATCAAGGGCCTGGTTGGCGGTGGCGGTGGCGGAGCCCCAGCCCCTGCAGGCGGCACACCCCCAGGCCGCGCAACCGGCGGCCGCGTGCGCGCAGGGATGCCCTACGTCGTGGGCGAGCGGCGGCGTGAGCTGTTCGTGCCTGGCATGGATGGCGCGATCATCCCCCGCATCGCTCGGCCAGCAGCCGGCGGCGGTGGCGTCACGATCAACGCGCCCGTCACCATCAACGCTGCTGGCGGCGACGCTCAGGGAATCCGTGAGCAGGTCCGCCTAGCCTTCGAGGATCTCATCTCGCGCGCCTACGGCGACTACCGGGTGGCCCTCAACGACTGACGACCATGGCGCGGCCTCTCTTCCAGCTCGGATCCTTCCAGTTCGATCTGCCCAACGGTGTGCCCCAGACCCTGGAGCGCACCGCCGAATACCGCTGGGAGACGCAAGACCGCCTGCTGCGGGAGCCGGCCGCGCAGTTCCTCGGCCCCGGCAGCCAGCAGATCACGCTCGACGGCGTGCTCTATCCCGGCTTCAGCGGTCGCCAGTCCACGCTCGAAACCCTGCGTGAACTCGCCGCCCAGGGCCAGCCGCAGATGCTCACCGATGGCGCCGGCCGGGTGTTCGGCCGCTGGGCCATCAGCAGCCTGCGCGAGGGCCGCGGCGTCTTCGCCCCCGGCGGCAACCCCCGCCAGATCGACTTCAGCGTCAGCCTGGTCCGCTACGGCGAGGACAACCCCGGCGAGGCCGCCAGCCCGCTGAGCATGAACAACGCCAGCAGCTACGCAGGCGTCACGCCGGTGGCACTGCAGGGCGTCACCCCGCTCACCACCGACGGCTCCGCCTTCAAGGCCCTCGACTGGGCGAGCAGCCCGCAGTTCACCAGCCTGGCAACGCAGGCAAAGGGCGCAGGCTTCAGCCTCGGCCAGCTGGCGGGCATCGCCCGAGCAATCGGCAACAGCAACTACGTCGGTGCTGCGCTCGGCGGCTTCGGACTGTTCGGTCTTAATGCTCAGCAGCTCGGCGTCTGGGGCAACCTTGGCGTCACCGGCGCTGCGCTGGCGCTGCAGATGACGCAGGGCCAGGGCGCCCCGGCGATGAGCGTCGCGCTCGATGCCCTCCGGCCCGCCACCACCTCAGCGCTCAACACGCTCGGCGGCGGCGCCAACGGCGGCCAGGCGCTCGCGGCCCTGGTGCGCGATGCAGCGACCATCACAACGCTGCTCAACGTCGATCCCTTCATCACTGACGCCGTGCGGCAGGTGATCCAGCCATGAGCCAGCTCTACGTCACGCAGCAGTTCGACGAGCTCGACGCGATCTGCTGGCGGTACTACGGCCGCACCCAGCAGACGGTGGAGGCGGTGCTCGTCGCCAACCCCAACCTGGCGGACCTGCTGCCGATCCTCCCCCAGGGCATCACGATCCTGCTGCCCGATCTGCCTGAGCCGAGCACCAGCGAGACCATCCGCATCTGGGATCCGCCCGTCACCGCAACCGCCGGCACCGGGGCAGCATGACCACGCCAGGGTTCAGGATCGAGGCCAACGGCGGCGACATCACCCGCCTCATTGCCGATCGCCTGGTCAGCCTGCGCATCAGCGAGCAGGCGGGCCAGCAGAGCGACAGCTTGGAGATCGCGCTGGATGACCGCGACAAGCGCATCCCCGTGCCCACCAACGGCACCTGGCTGCGCGTCTGGCTGGGTTACGACAAGCCCACCTACATGGGCGCGTTCGCGATCGACGAAGTGGAGCTCAGCATGGGGCCCCGCTCGATGGTGATCCGCGCGACCGCCAGCAACACCGCGCCGACCCTGCTGAAGGAGCAGCGCACCAAGTCCTGGCATGGCGTCACCCTCGGGCAGGTGGTGCAGCAGATCGCCCAGCAGAACAACCTGACCCCGGTGATCAAGGGCAGCCTGGCCAGCCAGCAGATCAAGCACGAGGACCAGACCAACGAGAGCGACCAGGCCTTCCTCACCCGCCTGGCCGAGAAGTTCCGGGCGACGATCAAGCCGGCGGACGGGAAGCTGGTGGTGGTGCCCAGGGGCGACAAGGACAACGCCGGCAACATCACGATCCAGCAGCGCGAGGTGACCAGCTGGCGCGCGACGCTCAAGAACCGCGGAGCCTATGGCGCGGTGAAGGCAAAGTGGCTCGACCGATCGGTCAACAAGGAGAAGGTCTACACCGCCGGCCAGACAGGCGGCAGCCTGCCGACGTTCGAGGAGACGCAGGTCTTCAAGACCCAGGCCGAGGCGCAGAAGGCAGCCGACAGCCGGCTGCAGTCCCTGCGCGCGGGCGAGGTGCGGATCAGCCTGCAGCTGCCCGGCCGGCCGGATGTGAACGCCGAGGGGCTGGTAACGCTCCAGAGCTTCCGCGACCTGGTGGACGGAACCTGGAACGTGAAGAGCATCAGCCACGACCTGGGCAGCGGCGGCTACACGACAACGATCGAGTGCGGCACGCAAGGCGAGGAGAGCAGCGACTGGACCACCGGCCGCGACAGCGGCGGCCGCGCCACAGCAGGCGGCACGAAGGGCGTGATCGCGCGCACGGGCAGCAGCGGCGACAGCACCGGCCCGCACCTCGATGCGCGCTGGGCTGATGGCCGGCGCATCACGGCGGCCGATGCGGATCGCTACCTGCGGATCAATGGCCGACCGCCCAGCAGCTACGGCGTCACCTCTGGCTACGGCCCCCGCAGCCTGTTCGGCCGCTCGTTTCACGCCGGCATCGACTTCGGCACGCCGAGCGGCTCAGCGATCACGCTGGTCAACGGCGCCACCTACACCAGCAACCTGGGCTACACCGGCGCTGGCGGTTATGCCGTCCAGATCGCTACGCCTGAAGGCAACATGCGGCTGCTGCACCTGCAGGGTGGCTCTGCGCGCTGAACCTAGACTTCACCCTGACGGAGGCGGCGCTCAATGCCTGATCATGAAGTTTCCCATGGCGACATCCTGCGCGCCATCGGCACCCTCGAAGGCAAGATCGACGCCATTTATCAGACTCTCGCCAACAATCGAGCGGACATCACCGAGGCCTTTCGTCGGCTGACCGCAGCAGAGCAGAAGATCGCCCAGGGCGTCGTGCTCGCCATCGTGGCCAGCATTGTCGTCCCGGTGCTAGTGACAATGGCGGCCCCGCGCATAGAGTTCGGGCCAGCCCACGTCGAACGGCCCAGATGATCGACGACCTGATCCCGTTCTTCGAGCACTGGAAGGGCCTGCCCCACCAGCGTGCTGGAGTCCGTCTGCTATGGGAAGCGATGCCGAAGTCGCTCAAGAAGACCGACTCCGCCTGGTATGAACTCTGGCGCGCGGACGGGAAGCAGGAGACGACACGCGAGCTGGTCAATCCCCTGCGTGTGCCGTACTACAGCCAGCGCGACAGCAGCACACAGCACGCGCTACGGATGTGCTTCTCCAGCAGCTGCGCGATGCTGCTCGAGGCCCTGAAGCCCGGCACGCTCCGCGGCCCCAACGGCGACGACGCCTACCTGGGCCGGGTGCTCCGCTACGGCGACACCACCGACAGCGTGAGCCAGCTCAAGGCGCTCCAGTCGTTCGGCGTCGAGGCCAGCCTGACCCACGCCGCCAACTGGGCGACCATCGCGGAGCAGATCGACCAGGGCATCCCGGTGCCCATCGGCATCCTGCACAAGGGGCCCGTCACGGCGCCGGTCGGTGGCGGCCACTGGATCTGCGCGATCGGTTACAGCGACGACGGCCTGATCGTTCACGATCCCTTCGGAGAGCTCGACCTGGTGACCGGCTCCTACATCAACAACTGGGGCGCGCGGCTCCGCTACAGCCGCCGCAATCTCGGCCCGCGCTGGATGGTCGAAGGCCCCAGCACTGGCTGGGCGATCTTGGCCAAGCGCTGATGGAACTGTCCGACCTCGTGCGCGTTTACCCAGGCGCGCTTCCCCGCACGCTCTGCGGTCAGCTGATTGCCGGCTTCGAGGCCCTCGACGGCGAGCACGTCGCGCGCGCTGAAGATGACCCGGCTGCACCGCGCTTCACCGAGATCAACCTCACCCGCACATGGGAGCGCGGTCACGATCTGGCCTTCGAGGCGATCCTCCCGCTGTTCGAGCGCTACAGCCGCGACCTGCGGATCAGCTCGACGCAGTGGCCGGCGGAGATGGCCTTCGAGGAGCTGCGGATCAAGCGCTACCGGCCCGGCCTCGATGAGGCGTTCCCGGATCACGTCGATGTGGGCGACCACGCCAGCGCGCGGCGGTTCCTCGCGGCGCTGGTCTACCTGAACGACGTGGACCAGGGCGGCGCGACGGAGTTCCCCGGCTGGGGCCAGTCGATCCAGCCTGAGGCTGGCACCGTCGTCCTGTTCCCTCCACTCTGGCCCTGGCTGCACGCCGGCCGGCCGCCGGTGTCAGGGCCGAAGTACATCCTGAGCACCTACCTGCACTACACCTAGCCTGGAGACACGCATGGAACATCTGATGGAAGGGCACACCACCGAGTACCTGGGCCTTGCCCTGTTCGTCGCCAGCGAGATCGTCGGCATGAGCAAGCTGCGCAGCAACAGCCTGCTGCAGCTGGCGATCGCCACCGCCCGCCGCGCGTTTCCCTATCAGCCCGGCCGCTGATCGTGGTCGATCGCGACGCGATGGTGAGGCAGCTCCGCCTTCATGAAGGCGAGCGCCTCAAGCCCTACCGCTGCACCGCTGGCAAGCTGACCATCGGCGTGGGCCGCAACCTGGAGGACCGTGGCATCAGCCGCGAGGAGTCCGCCGTGCTGCTGGCCAACGACATTGCTGACATGGAGCGTGAGCTCCAGCGCGCGCTGCCCTGGGTGGCGCGTCTCGATGAGGTGCGCGCGCGGGTGCTGGTGGACATGGCCTTCAACCTAGGCATCGTCGGGCTGCTGGCGTTCAAGCGGACGCTGGCGGCGATCGAGGCCGGGCAGTACCAGCAGGCGGCCACGATGATGCTCGACAGCAAGTGGGCCAAGCAGGTGGGCGGCCGGGCCGAGCGGCTCAGCCGGATGATGGCGACGGGCAAGGATCCGCGCGAGCTCTGGGCATAAAAAAAAGGGGCTTTTCAGGGCCCCTCGGCTCAGTCCTCAAGATCGGCTTCCAGTTCTACGCAGGCGCAGATGAGGTCAACGAGCAACTCATTTTGCTCAATGAGCTGCTCCCACTGTTCATCAGTGGTGCCATCACGCAGTGCCTGCAGTGCAGCCACAACCGACTCAGCTGAGTCGATCACAACAGCCGTCTGGGCCAGGGCCTTGAGGGCGGTGCGGGTGTTCATTTGTCGAGGTGCGGTGGGGTGGCCGTCTCCGGCCATGTGGACATCATGCCTCCGGTGGATGCGCCTCGCTGGGCGCATGTCGCATTTCTTCACAGACTCGTAGCCCCGGTTGCCCGGGGCCGGTGCCCTCAGCAGAACCACTCTTCGAGCTGGGCGGCCACATCCCGCATTTCTGCGGCCAGTGCCAGGCCCCGCTCGATCGAGCGTCCGTACGCGTCAATCGCGGCGTCCAGCTCAGTGAGCAGCAGCGCTGTCTCCTGGCGGTCCGCCTCGATCTCGGCGAGGAGGGCGCGGGTTGCATCGGTCATGTCGATCTCCGGTGATGGTTGAGCCCCCAGGCGGGACTCAGTGGTGCCTGGGTAAGGGCCACCACCGGGATCGGGGCCGATGCCCCGCGAATATGCGATTGTCCAGGTTCTGGGCTCTGGGCCCGATGCGTTCATCATGCACCAGGCCGGCGCTGCTGACCGGTGGCATGTCACAAGTCGCAACACTGCTCAGGCAACCGGCCCGATGCTGCGGATCCGATAGCCACCGCGCGAGGGCCGGTAGTCGAGCAGCTCGGCATCCCACAGGCGGCCCAGTCGGCGGCTCACTGTGCCCTGGCTGCAGCTCCAGTGCTCCACCAACTGATCGGTCGTCGCGAAACACGGCGGCTTCAGCAGCTGGGCCAGGTCGAGCCAGTCGAGCAGCACGCCATCGGGCACGCGATGGCGGTGCGCCAGCAGTTCGGATGCGGTGGAGGTCATGGTGAGGTGCAATGAGAACGGGCCCGCGTGGGGCCCGTCGGTGCGGTGCGAGGCGTGGCTGGTGGACATCAGCCCACCTGACAACCGTCGGCTGAGAGGTGGGGTGCGGGGCCCCGAAGGGCCCCCGGTGCGGTGCGGCGCGTAGCGCGGCGGCGCGAGGCGAGGCGGCGCGAGGCGAGGCGGCGCGAGGCGAGGCGGGGCGGCGTTGCCCCTCTCGGGGCGTGAGCCAACACTACGGGCCGGCCCGACCCGGCGCACGCGATCTGTCGCAACTCGTTACACCCCCAGATCGTCGCTCACCCTGGCCACAGAAAAGCCCCTGGATGTCACCCCAGGGGCTCGGTCTCCCACTCTTCACGCGGGTTCAGCGTAGCGTCAGCCAGATCGTGGCGAGCATCATCCCCAGCAGCCAGGTGGCGCCGAAGATCACGACGGGTGGCGGGAGCTTCATCGCTCCGTCTCCTGCTCTAGGTGCCATGCCCACGTTTGTGCTCCAAGTTCCTGCTGTCCACGCAACCACTCCGCCACGGCGCGAATGGCGGCGCGGGCTTCGTCGGAGAACGTCAAACCATCGCCGTGCATAAGAATGGCTTGGCGCACCGCCTCCACCAGCGGCCAAGCAGGCGCGGGCTCCTGTGGCGCGGGCTTGGCGGCGGCCATCTGCTCAGCTTCCTGTTCAAGCCAGGTCAGCGGGCGCGGGGCCTGCTGCTCCGCCAGCCTGCAGTAGCTGGTTCCGTCGTCGCTGCTCACGACGTGCGGGCAGGTGGCGTTTGCCTCCAGCGCCTCGACCCTGGCGCGGAGTTCGAGGATGCAGGAGTCGCTGTCGCTCAGCCCATCTACGGCCCATCTCTCAACGCTGGCCCACAGCTCAGGCGTGGCGCGGTGTGGTGTGGTGTCGGTCATCGCTAATCTCGCGTCATTGGTTGAACGGGTGCCAGTAATCCGCAATAGCAGGCCCAGAAGTCGGAGGCAGTCCATGGCGCGCCGCTCTCGTGGATCAGCGGCACTGCGTTGTGGATACTCTCCATATCCCGGTAGTTGGCAAAATTGCCGTAGTCCCGAGCAGCCAGCCGGCGGTTAGCTTCACCAATCGCCTCAAAATGCTCGCGTTTCAGTTCGCCGGCAGTGCCGTGAAAGATGTCCGGCATTAGACCATAGGGAATAGATGAGAAACCAGCGGACTCAGCCCATGATGCAAGCGTCCAGCGTCGCCAGTTGTTGCAGCGAAACCAATCCAACATCATGGCGCCGAACTTGGATCGTGCGCTAACGGCATTGATGCGTAGAGAGAGGTAATCAGTCATCGCTCCAGCACCTCCTGAAGCCAAGCGCGGGCGGTGTCGTCGGCATCGAAGAAGTGAGCGTGCGCTTCGGTGCCGAGCAGCATCAGCCCGGCAATCTCAGGCCCCATAACTGCTTCCATCAGGCGCCCCGGTTCGCCTGCTTGCGCAATCGCCCAACCAGCGATGCAGTGCGTGGTATCGCATGTATGCCAGCCGTTCATCCGCAACGCATCAGGGGCGGCCAGTGCCGCTTGCGCAACGGCACGCAGCCGCTGTGCTGCGTCGGCGGCGATATTGAGACCCAAGGCACCGCGCAGATCGGCACCGGTCAGATCGGCACCGCGCAGATCGGCACCGCTCAGAACGGCACCGCGCAGATCGGCACCGCTCAGATCGGCACCGCGCAGATCGGCACCGCTCAGATCGGCACCGCTCAGAACGGCACCGCGCAGATCGGCACCGCTCAGATCGGCACAGCGCAGAACGGCACCGCTCAGAACGGCACGGGTCAGATCGGCACAGCTCAGAACGGCACCGCTCAGATCGGCACAGCTCAGATCGGCACCGCTCATCACCAGCCGCTGCCCGTTGGGTTCGCCGCGCAGCAAGGCGGCGTGAAGGCGTAGATCCTCGGATGTGATCATCACGCCACCTCCAGCAGCAGGAAGGCCAGCAGTGCTGCGCGCTGCTGTTCGAGCCAGGCCTGCGTGGCGGCCCGGGCCTCGGCGGCGAGCGCTGCTGGATCTGCCAGGCGATCGTTGAGCTGGTGCACGGCAGCCCCTAGTTCAAAGCCGGCGCGGTAGGTGAGCGCCACCAGGTCGGCGGCGACGCAGTAGAGCAGCACCAGCACAGCGGCGGTGGCGCGCGCGGTGCGCTCCAGCTGGGCGCCCCAGGTGGTGGCGTCAGCGGTGGCCGCGGCCTTGGCCAGGCGGGCGGCGGTAGACAGGTGGGTGGTCATTGGAATGCTCCGGGGTGGTGGCCGTCTCCGGCCGTGCCCTCAAACTACCGGCGCCATCCAACGCCGGTGCATCCGATGTCACAACTCGTCACATTGCCCCGCGCCTACGCTGATGCTGCTCTCTGCGCGTCCGCCCATGTTCTGGCTGGACTTCAACCTCTCCCTCGATGACGAGTTCGAGATTGAGAAACAGGTGCGCTACATCCAGGCCTCGACCGACATCAACGAGCTCCGCCACATCGCCAGCGAGCTGCTCCGCTTCTCGATGCTGCAGGCTCACGTCTCCAACCAGCTCGTCACCCAGGCGGCCGAGGCAGAAGCTGCCACTGGCTTTCCCGTCACCGCTGAGCACGAGGCATGGGCCGCCGAGATCCTCGCTCAGCGCGCCAGCAGCTGCGACAGGTAGAGCTCGGCGCACCACAGATCCTCGGCATAGCGGCAGATGCCACCGGCGCAGCTGCGGTAGTACAGCTCGCCGCTGGGCCGCTGCAGCTGCTCGATCGTGCCACCGTTGATCTCCCAGCAGCCGATCACCTCAGGCTGATCTGCCATCGCCCGTCTCCCGCTGGTGGATCCAGTCCTTGAGCTCCACCACATACTGGCGCAGCTCCGCTGCCTTGGCCGCGTGCCATGGGTCGCCGGTGGCGAGCAGTTCGCGGTTGTGTTGATCGACCGCGCGCAGGAGCTGGTGGATGATCGGGTTCCACGGCTCCCGCACCGGCGTGTTCCATTCACGTGGCACTGTCAGCCTGCTCGGCCGTGCTCAGTTTGGCGACCAATCCGCTGTAAAGGCAGTGCATCGGGTGGTCGTGGTTGTGGCGGCCATCGGCCGCATAGAGCGCCTCCAGCTGGTACTGGCGGACCTGCTGTTCAATCGGGTTGCAGTCAGGGTTCATCAGATCACAGTCCGGGTGTTGTGGTTCGGGTCGCTCTCGTCGAGCGCGTGAGCCAGCGGGTCGAAGCTGCCCTCGACGTTGGCGTCACCGACGGGTGCCACCTCGGCGGTGCCGCGGGCCGCATCAGCCGCCTCGAGCGACGCGATCCAACTGTCATAGCTGGCGCGGCTGGGGATGCCGGCCGGCAACCGCAGGAAGCGCCGGAGATCCTTGGCGTCGCGGAAGAACATACTGGCGCCGGAGCTGTACCCGATCCAGTACCGGCCGTTGAAGTCACGGCCGGTCTCAATGAACTGGTGCTGGCTCAGGTGCAGCCGCTCGCGCTTCATCGCACCGCCCTGATCTCAGTGCTCCAGCCCAGCACCATGCGCAGCAGCGCCTGGCGTTCGTGGGCCTCGTCGAGATCGTCGCACCGCCAGGCCTGGGCCACGTCGGCGGAGACGCTGAGCCCCGGCACGATCGGAGCGCGCGGGTCATGGCCGGCCGGCGCGCTGATCCACTCGTGGCCGCGGCGGAAGGCATAGCTGGTCATGTGGGTTGCTCCATCAAGGTTCGGGTGGAGCAGTGGATGCGAGGCACGATCCACACGCTCTGATCGGTGCTGGCCATCACTTCGTAGCAGGGCCAGCCCTGGTGATCGACCAGGGCCTGCAGCACGGTGGCGTCACAGGTCGGGGGCCAGCCCCGGACGTAGACGATCTGGCCGGGTTCGTAGCGCTGGCCGCGGCGATGTGCGCGCTTCATCGGGCTCACTGGTTCTCCTCCAGTTGCGCGCAGGCTTGCTTGATGCCTGCCATGCAGTCGACGCGGGTCAGGCCATCACCGATTGGGGTGAACAGCCAAGCGACAGCGGTGTTGATCGCGATGATGGCGATGGCTGCACCGGTGACGCTGAGGGCTTTCTGCGCGAGGGTCATTGATCCTCCTGTGGGCCTCCCCATCGTCGCGAGCACCAGCCCGGTTGCCAGGCGTCTGTCGCAGTTCTTCATCAACTGATCTGGCTAGGCTGGGCGCCACCGGCAGCAGCTCATGCAGGCGCGGATCGAGGGCTCAGAGCTCATCACCCGCCACCGGTTTCGAGCCAGCATCTTCGAGGCCTGGGAGC